CCACTTAAATCATATTCTTTTGTCCATACTTTACTATCAGGTGATAAATTTTCACTAATAATAGATGAAGGATAAAGTGAACTATAATCTACACATGCTACTGGATCTTCTAAATATAAACCAGTAGTTGGATTAAAAACATGTGCACCTTCATAACCTTCTGAAGCATTATTTTTTTGAATTGTTGGCATTAATGTATTTTTTTCACCACATTTTTTTGATACATAACTTTGTAATTTAATACCCTGACCTCTTAACATTAGATAACTTAATGGAACATCACATAAATTAGACATTTCAACTTTATCAGTAATAACATCAACTTTTAGTAATAACCATAAAACATTGTCACAATCTGCAAGACAATATTTACCAACAGTCCAGCGATCATAATCATCACCATTTGCTAAATCAAATATTTCTTGGGGGGATACGTCATCTTTTGCTAAACCCCAATTATATTTAGTATTATTTAAATCAATAGATTCATAAGAATCAATAACAAACCATTTTTCTTGATAATTAATATCAATAATTTCAAATTTTTTGCCTTTTTTATAAGCATTATTACTGAAGCCTATTTCTTCTAATTTAATAAAACTACCAATATTTATTCCCATAAGATTTTTACTATAAATTTTTGTTGTTTGTTTATTTTCGTCATGTTCTATATTCTTTATACTATCACTAATAAAATAAGACGAAACAAAGTCTAATTTATAAGAACTAAGTTGAAATTCTTTTCTAAAAATAACACACATATCCATAATAATTCGTCCAGGCATTTTTGGAAATCGTAAATTATATTCTCCTGTAGCAAGTACTATTTTACTAGTTTCAATATCTTCTTTACCTGTTCTCCAATCTTTGTTAATGCATACTTCATCTTTATTTTTAGATAATTTTAAAAAGTCTTCTACACAATCTAATTCTTGAGATCGTTGATACATAAATTCAAAATCAAAACCAGTAATATTATAACCAGTAATTATATGTGGATTATTTCGTTGAATAATTTTAGTAAATGTTAATAATACTTCTTTTTCTGTTTTTTTTTCAATTACACTAACTTCATTTTGTAAAGACCAGTCAATGTATTTGTCTGGAATTTTACATCCTCCTTTTACAATAATAATTCTTTTATTTGGATTTTTTGAACCATAATTAATAAAACTTAAACCAATAAATGTTATTACATCACCTTCAAGAGGAGGAAAATATTTTGTTAATGCAATATTAAGCTCATATAATTTTGTTGAATATTCACAAGAAGTATCTTTAATAAGATCTAAGATAGTTGCATCTTTTTTATTATAATTTTTTATTTTTTTACTTTTTTTTGTTTTATAGAAATTATTTTCATTATTAGTATCTTCATTATTGTCATCATCTGAATCATCACTAGATTCATCAATAATCATTTCTAATTTTTTATTCTTATTTTCACTTGGTTTATATTTAATAAAATTTGAAAAATTATTTTCAAGTTGAACCATTGAAGTAGATACTTTTGGAAAAACTTTGTCAATATAATTAATATTAGTATAATCAAATGCTGATAATATTTCTTTTTTTAATAAATCACAATTATAGTTATTTAAAAATTCTGGTTCATGATTATTAATATTTTCTAGTATATTTGTTGCTAATTTTTTATAGTCTTTTATTGCTAATGGAAAGTCACCATGGCTACTACTTGCTTCAATATCAAAACTGCATATATTATAATTTACTATAGATTCCATAGTTTTCATTGGAACAATATCATTATAATTAATATTATAATTATATCTACAATGTGTAGATATTTTACTTTTTCTAATTTTATCTTTTTTTAAACAAATCCAACCACTTGGACTTATTTCTTTAATATGAAATAATTTTAATAATGGTGGAATATCTCCTTCATATAAATAACAATTAGTACAACCAGTATCATCTCTATAAATATAGCCTTCTTTAATTAATTTTCTTTCAAAATAATTTCCAATATTAATATCTTGATAAAATATTTTTTTTGCTTTATTATATGCAGGCAAGTTTTTAAAACTTATTTTTACAAAATTATGTAATTTTTTATTATCAAAATTATTAAGTTTATGTTTTTTTATTAATTTTGAATCTATTATACTTTCTTCATAATAAGTACCCATTTTAGATTTTAGATGACTAATAAATTCTGTTTTTTTTTGATTGTCCCAAGTATCATCTACTTTTACATAAAAGAATGGATTAAATCCTTCAATAATAATTGAAGCAGATTGTCCATCTTTATTAATACCAAATGCTTGAATAATAAATTCTTTATTATCTTTATATTTATTAAAATTTTCTTTATTGCTATTTTCACTTAATCCATCATAAACATTATAATCATAAAGTTTAAAAATTTTACTTTTGGTCTTATCTGTTATATTTATTTTGTCATTGTCATCTGACATATATTTTATTTAATAATAAAGATTTATTATTAAATTTTTTTTATTAAAATATTTATCAATTTTTAAAATAAATATTTTAATAAAAGTCTTAATAATTAGAACGAAAAATTGTTTTATAAGATTGTTTAGTTATTTGAGGTGGGTTATTTGCTGAATTATATGTTTCTCTATTTACATTTCTATTTTGTATTCTAGATCTTACCAAATTAGAAAATCTTTGTTTTGAATTTAACTTATTATTTTGTAATTTATTATTTCTTTGAGATTCAAATTTTCTATTTACAATTTCTTGATCTGTTAATTGTAATTCATCTGCTGATAAAGTACCATTTTGAAAATTTAATTGATTATTAAATCCTCTTCCAGTTAATATAGATGGATCATATGGTTTTATTGATAATAATTTTGGAACATCGTTTAATCCAATAAGTCCATTAATCATTTTTTTTGAAAAATTACTACCATTTTTTTCTGGTATAAATACTATATTTGTTGTTGAAGTTAGTGCTCCGGGTTTATTTTCAATAACAGTATTTAAAAAATCTAATTCAAAATTATAACATATATCAAAATTGTTATTTGGATATTTAAATTCAGGTGGAGTATTTTCACTATACGGATCATAATAAATTAATATTTCTTCAACATTATTAAATACACTTCCTTCTGGAATATTGAAATTTGTTAAAATATCGATTTTAAAAAAATTTACATTATTTATAATACCATTAATACTATCATTATAGTCTATATTTAATAAATAATTAACATTAAAAGATGTATTATAATTAAACCTAAAATCATACGATATAATATTATTAACAATATTTACATGTGGGTTAGGTGAAATTTCTAGTCTATAAGTATTATTATTATAACAAACATCAGAATAACTATAATTTAAATAATTTGAACTATAATCACTAACATTAATATTACTAATATCACTGATATTATAGTTACTAAAAGCATTCAAATAAATATTATTTGAAAAATCTGATTTATTATAATAATAATCACTTAAATTAAGAGTTGAATTTTTTAAATTATTAATATTAACATAAGTATACAATATATTATCAAAAATATAATTATAACTATAATCATTTTTTTCTATTAAATAATTATTGCTTAATTCAGAAGGTATAATATATTTAGTTGGTTCATAATAAGATCGAAATAATATTTTATTTATATTATAATTATTTAATTCTAATATTGTTTGTTTAAATAAATTTTTTTGAGTAAATCCAGTCATAAAATTACCCAAAGATAAAAATATAGTATTACTAGTGTCATAATATTTATAAGGAGTAATACTTTGATTATTAGTATAAAAATTACTACAACTATCTAATATTAGACTATTTAATTGTATACAATTACTATAAAATAATATTTTTCCTGCTTTATTAGAATAATAATCATAGTTTTTAAAAGGTAAAAAAATAACAGATTGACTATTATCTAATTGACTATTATCAAAAGTTAATTTTGTATAATTATTTGAAGTTTTTGAACTTACAATATTTGCTGAAGGTTTATTATATATTAAAAAATTAAAAGAATCGTCAGTTATATTTAAAGCTGTATTATTATAATATCCACTTATAGTATCAGTATTAGTATTATGAAAATAAAGTAAATTAGAAAAATCACCAACATTAAAATTATTAATTAATCTATTATTACTATAATCATTTATTACTTCTACATTAGTTATATTACTAACATCATTTATTGAAAAGTCATGTAATTTAAATTTATAATAATCACTATTAAATTGTTGATTATATTTATAATTTTTATAAAAATTTAAATTTATTTGAAAATTATTATTATCTATATTTAAATTATTTCTATAAAGTATATTTGCGTTAGTTAAATTATTAGAATTATCAAATAAAAAAAGATCATTAATATTAACATTTTCATGAGATTTTACAAATAATATTCTTGGTTTATTAAAATCATTAGTTTTGAAAATAAATTTAATATTATTTTTTAAGTTATATTTATTTATATAAATATCACCTCCAAAGCCAAAATCTCGGTTAAAAGGTCTTCCTGTTAAAATTACTCTATTTTTTCTTTTTTCAGAAGTAGATCCTAATAAATTATTAATTTGATTTCCATTATATTTATTTAAGCTAGATTTAAAAAATATTCTTGTATTATTTGAACTATCAGAATTTAATGCAATTAAATTTTGTCTTATATTAGTCATTAATTATTTATATAAATATATATAATTAATTAATATTTTTATAATAATCTTAATTATCGCTGATTGGATCTGAATCATTAAAATACCATTGCGATGATAAATATTCTGGTGCAGAATTTTTTATATTTGAATTTTCAGCCATATTTAAATTTGGTCCTTGTGAATTTATTTTATTAATTTCATATGTTCCTAATGCATAATTATAATATCTTAAATTTGATAAATTTCCTCTGAATCCACCATTTTTATAGTTAATATAAACATCATCATAATTTTGTTTTACTACATTTGTTAATTGATGTCTTTTTGTTAAATTTCCATTAATATAAATATCTAATACATTTTGAGATGTTAATCTTATTACTACACAAACCCATTTTTTTATAGGAATACCATCTATATAAACATCATCATCTATTTTATAAGGATAATCTTTAGAATTATTATCTTGAAATATATTTAATCTAACAAGCATTCCAAGTAATGGATATTTTTCAATTAAATTATTTGAAAATTGTTTTTTTCCAGTATATAAATAAACACCAGGACAATTGTTTGGACCATATACACCAGCAGGAGAACCATCTTTTAAAGATCCTTTATGAAATACATGTCTAAAATCTACATCATCATTATATTCTACTTCATTAACATACATCCAAAAAGAATAACTAAATTCTATGCCATCATATTGATTTTTGCTTCTAACAATAGGTATTGCATTAGGTTTACTCATTGGTTGTGGTATCGATAAAGGTAATGTTGCATCTTTCATTCCATATAATAAATATGGAGTTTCACTTGGTGATAATAAATATATTATTAATTTTGCTATAATATAAAATAAAAAACTAAATATTATAATTACTAATAATAAAAATGTGGCTTTTGCTATTAATGTATTTGAATTTAAAAAATCAGTAGTTAAATTAAAATTACCACTTTTTGTTTCTGGTTTAATAGATTCTATATTTTCTTTTATATTATTACTTATACTTTTTGCACTTTCTTTAATTTTATCAAAATTTTCTTGCACATTATTTTTTAAATCTTCCATTAATATACTATAATATTATATAAAAATAATATTTATAAAATTTATTATATAGTAAAAGATCCCTTTTCTTTATTATATTCTAAAAATGATACTTTCATACTATATTTATCATATAATGATTTTGCTA